GCGACGAGGTTGGTGTTCTGACCTACGTTACCGCCGATACTACCACCGCTACTACCGCGGTTCTTGCTACCGTGGTTGCGGTCGACGAGTCCGATTCCTGAGTAAACCAATCAAAATGGAGTGATTCTGATGGCGAAATGGTTCGGAAAAGTCGGGTATTCGATACCTACTAAAACCGCTCCCGATGTGTGGGACACTGTTGATGAAGTTAAAGAATACTATGGAGACGTTTTGCAGAATAATAGCAGATGGTCTACTAATCCGGAAAGCACAAATGATGATTTGACACTTAGTAATCGAATTAGCATAGTCGCAGACCAGTTCGTCATTCAGAAAGCTCACTACATAAAATGGATTGAGTTTATGGATGTGAAATGGAAGGTTACTAGTGTCGAAGTTTTACATCCTAGACTAATACTGACGATTGGGGGAGTGTGGAATGGATAACCGGTTGAAGCTTGGCGATATTTTAGCCAGCATTATCAACATCCAGGAATCCGATGGTGATAGGCATACCTATTTTAATCCCCCTTCGTCAGTAAAAATGAAGTATCCCGCTATTAGATATTCTTTGAGCGACATAAGAATCGATCATGCTAATAACGGAACTTATAAAAACACTAAATCATATGAGGTTACTTTGATTGATAGAAACCCCGATAGTGAATACGTCGATAAGATTCTACAGATTCCTTACTGTAGCTTCGACCGATTCTATATTGCGGATAATCTCAATCATTGGACCTTCACAATCTATAATAAATAATAGGAGGAATTACCTATGGCTAAAATTGTATGGGATAAAGTTGGCGAACGGTTGTATGAAACCGGTGTGGATCGCGGTGTTATCTATCCTTGGGCTGAAAGCACTTATGGTTCTGGCGAAGGCTGGAATGGTCTTATCAGCGTTACTATGTCTCCCTCTGGCGCAGAGCCCACCCCTCTGTATGCCAACAACCACAAATATTTGAACCTGATGTCCGTTGAAGAGCTTGGCGGCACCATTGAGGCTTATACCTATCCTGATGGTTTTGCAGCCTGCAACGGCGAGAAGGAACTTGTTAAGGGTGTTCGCATTGGTCAGCAGAAACGCAAAACTTTCGGTTTGGCTTTCCGCACCCTTATTGGTAGCGATACCGAGGGCACTGCTCACGGTTATAAATTGACTCTGGTTTATGGTGCTTTGGCTGCTCCCTCTGAGAAAGCTAACACCACGGTAAACGACAGTCCTGAAGCCATGACTATGTCTTGGGAATTCAGCACCACCCCCGTTGAGGTAGAGGGTAGCGATCCTACTGCTAGCATCGAAATCGACTCCACCAAAGTTGATAAAGCTAAACTGGCTGCCCTGGAAGCTAAACTTTATGGTAGCGAGTCTGAAGAGCCCACTCTGCCCATGCCCGCAGAAGTCGCTCAGATTCTTGGTGAAGCTGCTCAGCAGGAAGATCCTGAAGCTGCTGGCTGATAAAACTTAAATTTGAGGGCCGTATTCAGGTAAGCTGGCGGCCCTTATATTTTTCTTAAATTGAAAGGAGATAAAAACAATGTTAAAGAAAGCCATCACTTATACTGACTACAATGGTAATGAACGTACTGAAAACTTCTATTTCAACCTCTCTCAGGCAGAGCTTATGGAAATGGAAATGAGCACCGCTGGTGGTTTGGCTGAGATGATTAATAAAATTGTCGCTGAGCAGGATGCACCCGCCATTATTAAAATCTTCAAAGAGCTTATTCTTAAAGCTTATGGTGAGAAGAGCCCCGATGGTAAACGGTTCGTGAAATCTAAAGAGATTTCTGAGGCATTTTCTCAAACCGAAGCCTACTCGAAACTCTTCATGGAGCTGGCTACTGATTCCGACAAAGCGGCGGAGTTTGTGAATGGTATTGTTCCCGAAGTTCCTAATAAAAAAAACTAACTGTGAAAATACTGGAGGACTGAGAAATGCTTCAGATAATAATACCAGAATCTGAGTTTTATGATGAAATAAATCAAGAGTTTGTGTATTTTAAAGAGCAGAAATTGCAACTGGAGCATTCTCTAGTCTCTCTTTCAAAATGGGAATCAAAATGGTGCAAGGCTTATTTATCTAATAGGCAAAAAACATCAGAAGAGATTCTCGATTATATAAAGTGTATGACAATTACACAAAACGTTAAAGACGAGACTTATAATCGTCTTACTAAAAAGAACATTGATACCATAATCGACTACATAAATGCTCGGATGACAGCGGTATATTTTCCGGAGGAACAAAAAGGAAAGTCTGGTGGAGATACTATAACTTCTGAGCTTATTTATTACTGGATGATTTCATTGAACATTCCAGTAGAATTTCAAAAGTGGCATTTGAATCGTTTGATCGCACTTATTAGAGTTTGCCAGATGAAGAACCAATCTCCTAAGAAAGTCGGTAAAGCCCAGACAGCAAAGAATTACGCTGCTTTAAATGCCGCTAGAAGAGCTAAACATAAAAGCAGAGGTTAGTCTCTAGAAGGAGTGCGTATGATAGTTTTTAGACAAAAGGGAGACTTTTCTAAATTAACTCGTTATTTGGAAAAAGCCAAGCACGCGGTTCGTCTAAGCGATCTGGATAAATATGGTCGAGAGGGCGTCGCGGCCCTTGCATCTGCCACTCCTGTAGAAAGTGGATTGACCGCGAATTCTTGGTATTACGAGATAACCAATAAAAATGGTTTAGTAGCAATAGACTTCAAGAACTCTAATGTTAATAAGGGTGTCTTAATAGCTATAATTTTACAATTCGGTCATGGTACCGGGTCAGGAGGCTGGGTTCAGGGAAGAGATTATATCAACCCTGCGATCCAGCCTATTTTTGATAAAATCGCAGACGATGCATGGAGGGAGGTTACTAAGTTATGAGCAAAACTGTTGACGAACGCGTCGTCTCTATGCAATTTGATAATCGTAATTTCGAGCGCAATGTTCAAACAAGCTTGAGTACTCTTGATAAATTAAAACAAAGTCTGAATTTAAAAGGCGCTTCCAAAGGTTTGGAAAATATCGATACCGCTATTAAAAATAATAATGTATCCGCCCTTGGTGCGGCAGCGGACGCCGTTGCTTATAGATTTTCGAGACTTGGTATTGCTGGTGCAACCGTGATTCAAGATCTTACCCGTTCCGCAATTAATACCGGAAAAAGAATTGTTTCGGCATTAACAATAGATCCGATTAAAACCGGTTTCAGCGAATATGAAACTAAAATGGGATCGATTCAGACCATCATGTCTAATACTGCTAGTAAAGGTACTACTATGCAGGATGTTACGAGAGTTATCGATGAGCTGAATACTTATGCGGATAAAACGATATATAATTTTGCAGAGATGACTCGCAATATAGGCACATTTACTGCTGCGGGCGTTGGATTGGAAGAATCTGCTTCCGCTATCCAGGGTATTGCTAACTTAGCCGCCGCATCGGGCTCCACCTCTCAGCAAGCATCTACTGCGATGTACCAGCTTTCTCAGGCTTTGGCTGCTGGAACAGTCAAACTTATGGACTGGAACTCGGTTGTTAATGCTGGTATGGGCGGCGAAAAGTTCCAGGAAGCTTTAAAAGCTACGGCTCGTGACCACGGCATCGCTGTAGATAAACTCATAAAGAAAAATGGCTCGTTTCGAGAGTCTCTTAAAGAAGGCTGGATTTCCGCAGATATCCTTAACGAAACTCTTAGTAAATTCACCGTGGAAGGAGCTAAGAGTTACGCTGAGAGCATGGTAGAGTCTGGAAAATGGACTCAAAAGCAAGCCGATGCTTTGATAAAAGAAGCTCAGGCTATGGAAGATGCGGCCACTAAAGTTAAGACTTTTACGCAGTTATGGGATACTCTTAAAGAATCGGCCCAATCTGGTTGGAGTCAGACCTGGGAGATTATAATCGGCGATTTCGAAGAAGCTAAAGAAACTTTAACAGAAGTATCTGAAGTTATTGGCGGAATGCTTGGCGAATCTGCCGATAAGAGAAATCAGCTTCTGACAGGGGCGCTTTCTTCTGGGTGGAAACAGCTTCTTGCTGAGGGTATTGATGATGCTGCCGGCTTCCAAGAAACTGTTAGTAATGTAGCTAAAAAACACGGCGTGGACGTCAGCAAGATGATAAACGATGAGACTACCTTCCAAGATACTCTAAAAGAAGGATGGCTCACCGGAGACATGCTATCCGAGTCAGTTACTGAATTTACTAATAAACTCGGAAGCATGTCTGAAAAAGAATTAGAAGCGGCGGGCTATACAAAGGAAACCGTTGATAAAATGAAAGCCCTTAACGACCAGTTCAAGAACGGCGAACTTTCAGCAGAAGAATTCGCTAAGAAGATGTCTAGACAAAGTGGTCGTGAATTGCTTATAGAGTCTTTATGGAACGCTTTCAAAGGTCTACTAAGTGTAATCGAACCAATTAAAAAGGCATTCAGAGACGTGTTTCCGGCAATGCAGTCAGAGCAGCTCTATAATATAATACAGAAAATACATTCGTTTACTGAAAAATTGAAGTTGAGCGAAACCGCCTCCGAGAATCTTCGAAAAACCTTTAGAGGTTTATTTTCTGTCATTAATGTCGGTGTCACTATTGTAAAAAATATAATCGGCGGTATTTCTAGAATAGTTGGCGCATTATTTGGATTCGGAGAAGGAATTCTTGGTATAACAGGAAGTATAGGCGACTATCTAACTAGCATGTCTAAATCCTTAACCGAAACCAATAAATTCGGCAATATTATAGATAAAATAGTCGGTTTTATTGAAAGCTTTATTACCGGTATAACCAACGTTGGTCCCGGAGTAGAAAGTTTCTTCAGCAGTATTTTATCTGCCGTGGAAACTGTATTTACTAAAATAATTGATTTAATTTCATCAATCTTTAGTTCTTTTTCCGGAGCTTTGCAGAGCGGAAGTATTAACTCTAGTGATATTGTAAGCGCGGTATTTGCTGGGGTTATGATATATTTCCGGAAATTTTTCAAATCTTTTAAAGATCTCGCCGAGGATACGGTTAATGTTATGAGTAGCATAACTGGTACTTTAGATTCAGTAAAAGACTGCTTACAAGCGTATCAGAAAGATCTTCAGGCACAGACCCTTGTTAAGATTGCAATAGCCGTCGGTATATTAGCATCTGCTTTATTATTGGTGGCTTCGATTGATCAAGAACGTCTTGCTAGCGCTATCTCGGGAATTTCTGTCTTATTTGGTATTTTAATGCTTTCCGCAAAAGGCTTTAATAAAATGGCCGGCGGAGACGTGGCAAGTTTTGCTAAGAGTTTTGTCATGATATATCAGATGATAGGATTATCGACCGCAATATTAATATTGTCGGCTAGTTTAAAACAAATTAGCGCTTTTAGTTGGGAGGGTCTGGCGAAAGGTCTTATCGGGGTTTTAGCGTTAATTTATATGGCCATGCAGTCCATAGAAAAGATGTCTAAGATCGAAGGAAAAATGATTGGTGGAATGTTTAAACTGATCACGTTTGCTACTGCATTAAACGTTTTAGCATCCGTATGCAAAGATCTAGCCGTTCTTAGTTGGGACGAAATGGCTAAAGGGCTTATCGGTGTATCAAGCTTAATCGCCGGCGTCATGATATTTCTTAATGGCGCTAAATTAAAAGGCAAGACTAGTTCTACTATGATCGGTCTTATTGGGCTTGCTGCAACTATTAAAATATTGGCATCGGTATGTAAAACTTTCGCGTCTATGGATTGGCTTGATGTTGCAAAAGGTGTTAGTGCTATAGGCGTACTTCTGCTCGAACTTAGCATGTTTACAAAATCTATTGATAAACTAGGTTCTAACGGTTCTTCGTTCGTATCGCTTATAATATTATCTGCGGCGCTCGCTATTTTAGCAAACACGTTCACGAAGTTTAGTACATTGTCTTGGGACGAACTTGCTAGAGGTCTAACATCATTAGGCGGTTCTTTGGCTATATTAATCGGCGCATTACATTTTATGCCGGTTAATGTTCTTGAACGAGTGTTTGCGATCGCAACCGTAGCAGGCGTAATTGAAACTTTTGCTATAGCAATGCAGAAGTTATCATCCATCTCTTTATTGGGCGCTGCGACTGGTATTGTGGCTCTTGGTTCGGCCATGGCTATAATGGTTACCGCTCTGAATTCTATGACAGATTTTAAATTCAGCGCAGCCGTTGCAATTCTTACTTTGGCTATAGCGTTCAATCTCTTAGTGCCAGTATTACAAGCTTTCGGATCTATGTCTTTAGTTAGTATCGGGGCATCTTTATTAGCTCTTAGCGGCGTATTTGTTGTATTTGGCGTAGCCGCTAAGCTTTTATCTCCAACCGCTTCCTCTATGATATATTTATCCGTTGCTTTAGGGCTTTTAGGTGCGGCTTGTTTGATTGCCGGTGCAGGATTGATAGTTCTAGCCGCCGGCTTAACCACGTTTTATGCTGCTGTAGTAGCTAAAGCCGCTATGGAAACTGGTCAAATAGCGGTATTTGCTAAAGGTATTAGTAATATCGTAACTGCGATCGCGACAGGAATAAAAGACAGCGCAAATGCAATTGGCGAAGCTATCATGGCAGTTGTTATGTCCATTTCTAGAATTTTAATCGAGTCAGCGCCGGCTTTGGTAGAGAGTTTGGCGAAATTCATATTAATCACGCTTACTCAGATTAAAACTTATATTCCTCAGATGGTCGAGCTATTAATCGATATTGTTATAAGTCTGATCGACGTCCTTATAACAAAAATACCAGAATTAGCAACGTCTCTGGCTCGCTTGATAGGAGCATTTATGAAGGCTCTTATTGCGGCCTTTGGAGAAGAAGATTGGGCTGATTTGATTAGTTCAATTAAGAATATAGCCGTTATATTTGCGGTTCTTGGTTTAACTGCTAAACTCATATCCACCATACCCATCCAAGCGGCTATAACCGGCATTATAGGTTTTGGTATTATCGTGGCTGGTTTAGCTATTGTATTAGCAGCCATCGGAGCATTAGCACAGATACCCGGAGTTAGATGGATTCTTTCTGAGGGCGCGGAGATACTCGGCATAATTGGTAGGGGTATAGGCATGTTCGTTGGGGGCATTATAGGAGGCATAGGCGCCGGCTTAAGTGAATCCTTCCCTCGAATAGCTAGAAATCTTTCTGAATTCATGACCGAGTTGAAACCTTTCTTAGAAGGAGCAAATAATATTAAGCCTGAAATATTGAATAGTATAGCATCGCTTGCCGGGGCTATACTTCTTATAACGGCTGCCGATGTTATATCCGGGTTGTTATCTTTTATAACAGGCGGATCTTCGCTAACTGATTTCGGTAAGGATTTAGCAGAATTTTCTCCGCATTTAAAGACTTACAACGATAATGTTAAAGACGTCAAACCCGAAGTAATAAAATCTTCTTCCGAAGCTGTCGGTATTCTGGTCGATATGGCGAATCGAATTCCGAAATCCGGTGGTTTGGCCGGTCTTATTGCTGGTGAAAATAGTATTGCGGCTTTTGGTGAAGAATTAGCTAAATTTGGGCCAGCGCTTAAAGATTATTCCGATAGCGTAAAAGGTGTCGATGAACAAGCTATCAAAGTATCTGCTGACGCTACTGTTAAATTGGCTCAAATGGCCGATAATCTACCTAATCAAGGTGGTATTGTTACCTGGTTTACTGGAGACAATACTCTTTCAACATTTGCCGAGGAATTGGCCGCTTTCGGTCCTAAATTGAAAGACTATTCTGATAGCGTAAAAGGTATTGACGGCGATGTTGTTAAAGCATCTGCTAATGCGGCAGCGTCTTTATCTGAAATGGCCGATACTCTTCCTAATCAAGGGGGTGTTCTATCTTGGTTTGCCGGCGATAATACGCTCTCTAAATTTGGGGAAGAACTTGCCGAATTCGGTCCATTATTTAAAGAATACGCAAATAGCGTAGCCGGAGTAGATTCCGCTGCCATTACTGCATCTGCATCCGCTGCGAAATCTCTTTCTGAACTTGCTAGTAATCTACCTAATCACGGTGGATTAGCTTCTTTACTTGTCGGCGATAATAGTTTGGCCGAGTTTGGAGCCGAATTAGTATTCTTAGGTCAAGGACTTAAATCGTATTCTGATTCTGTGCGTGGCATCGATGGCGAATCCGCTATGGCTGCCGCTAGGGCTGGTAAAGCTTTAGCAGAGATGTCTAATACTGTTCCTAATCAAGGAGGCATGCTCGCTTGGTTTACGGGTGAGAATAGCATTGCTAAATTTGGAGCAGAGCTCGGAAGTTTAGGTCGTGGTATTTCTGATTTCGCCGGTCATGTTAAAGGTATTGATGCATCGTCGGTTACTGCCGCAGCAAACGCTGGTAAAACTCTTGCTGAGATGACTAATACTATACCCACGGAAGGCGGGATTAATGCGTGGTTCTCCGGAGAAACAAATCTTATTCAATTCGGTTCCGAAATAGCAGGGTTTGGTGAACATTTAGCAAAATTTGCCGAACATGTTAAAGGCATAGATCCGGCTTCCGTAACTGCCGCAGCAAACGCTGGTAAAACTCTTGCCGAGATGACGCACACTATTCCGTCTGAAGGTGGTATGATTTCTTGGTTCGCCGGAGAAACTAATTTGACTGCATTCGGTCAAAATATAGCCAATTTCGGAGGACATTTATCGACTTTTGCTACGAATGTTGCGGGTATAGACCCCGAAACAGTTACTGCGGCTGCTAAAGCTGGTAAAGCGCTTGCTGAAATGGTTAGTGTTATACCTCCTGAAGGCGGTATACTTGCTTGGTTTGCTGGTGAAACCAATGTTGCGAAATTCGGTTCCGAGATAGCTGAATTTGGAGGACACTTGGCCACGTTTAGCGAAAATGTTGCTGGAATAGATGGCGAAAAAAGTATGGCCGCAGCCAAGGCTGGTAAAGCGCTTGCCGAAATGGTTAGTGTTATACCGTCTGAAGGCGGTTTACAGGCGTGGTTTGGTGGAGATAAAAACGTATCAAGTTTCGGTTCTAAAATTGCCGATTTCGGAGAACATATAGCCGATTTCTCTGACAACGTAAAAGATATTGATGGCGAGAAAGTTAAAGTGGCTGCTAATGCCGGCAAAACATTGGCCGAAATGACAACCAAAGTTCCTGAAGAACTTACCGATGTGTCTGGCTTTGGCGAGCAAATAGAAAAGTTCGGCGATTCTTTGGTGGCATTTTCCGAGACTATTTCTGGCGTTGATACAGCCGCTTTGAAACAGAAAGTTAGCGGGTTCAATGACGTTTTCAATGAAATGAAGCGTATAGGAATGCTTGGTATAGTTATGTTTGCCAAAGTGTTTGATAACGCCGGAACAACTATAAATAATTCCGTAGACAAGCTTGTTCAGGGCGCTATAAACGCAGTCGCACTAAAACGTCCTTCTATGGCAATAGCGTTTGCTACCATGATGAACGATGTTATAGCCGCTATTAAGGAAAGTTATAGTAGCGTCGAAGAAGCTGGAAAAGATTTAGTTAACGGGTTTGCAAACGGTATTGAGCTTAACAAATATGTTGCTGCAGAGGCCGCTCGAGCCATGGCGGCGAAAGCTGCTACAGCGGCTAAGGAAGAGCTTGACGAGAATTCTCCTTCTCGAGTTGGTTATGAAATTGGCGATTTCTTCGGTATCGCATTTGTAAACGCTGTTTATGATAATGTTAATAAAGCGCGCAATGCCGGTAAAGAAGTCGCATATGCAGCTAGGTCCGGTCTTGGTAATGCGATTAATAAAATTAGTTCGATTATCGATTCCGATATGGATATACAACCTACTATACGACCTGTGATTGATTTAAGCAATGTCCGAGCAGGAACTGATACACTAAACGGCATGTTTAATATGTCTCCTTCTATTGGCGTAATGTCTAATCTGAGAGCGATTAACAGAAACATGTCCAGCGGTCAAAATGGAGTTAATGATGACGTGGTTTCTGCCATCAATAAGCTTGGCAGCAAACTCGGCAAAGTATCTGGGGATACTTATCAGGTTAATGGGATTACTTATGACGATGGAAGCAACATTACTGAAGCGGTTCGAACTTTGGTTCGTCACGCTAAAATGGAAAGGAGGATTTAAACATGGCAACTTTATCTTCGGATCATACTTATGTAACCGTTACTAAAGGCGATACGCTTTCTCAGATAGCGGCTACATATAGCCAGTATAGCGGTGGAGCTTCTTACAAACAGCTTGCTGCTATAAACAATATCTCCAATCCAAATCTCATATATGTTGGTCAGAAAATCAAGTTAACCAAGTCTAGTAGTGGCGGGGGTTCGTCCTCCTCCACTACAAAGACTAATTCCAATGCCCCTACAATAACTGCGTTTGGTATTGTGAGCGATCCCGAGTCTGTTAATACTCTATTTGCTACTTGGTCTTGGAGTAAGACTCATACCGAAAGCTATAATGTACTTTGGACTTATGATACCGGCGACGGTGTTTGGTTTGTCGGTTCGGAATCAACGAATTCTGTTAATGATAGAGCTCCTGGTATAGCAAAACAGAGCACTTACTCAATCCCGTCTAACGCAAAGAGTGTAAAATTCAAAGTTTTACCTATCTCTAAAAAGTACACCAAAAACAACAAAGAGACTTATTATTGGACTGCTTCCTGGTCTACCGAGAAGATTTACAACGTAAGCGATACTCCGCCTAAAAAACCCGGCACACCGGCTGTGGAATTAGAAAACGGCGTATTAAGGGCTTCGTTGGAGAATCTGAAAGATCTTAACGCTACGTCCATACACTTCAAAGTTGTACAAGATGACGTTACGGTTTTTAAGATTTCAGATACAACAATAAAAGAGGAGACCGGCTACGCTACCTATACTTGTATAGTAACTCCCGGAAGCTCTTACAAAGTATGCTGTCGTTCTGCTAGAGGAAGTCTGTATAGCGACTGGTCGGAATATTCCAGTGCAGTTGACGCTGCTCCTGCGGCTCCTTCAGAGCTCACCACTTGTCGAGCAAATTCTGAAACGTCCGTATATTTGGAGTGGCCCGCTTCTACAACCGCTAAAACATACGACATCGAGTATGCGACAAAGCTCGAATATTTCGATGGGTCTAACATGACAACTACCGAAAGCGGTATAGAGTATACGCATTACGAACTCGGCGGACTCGAAACCGGCGAAGAGTATTTTTTCCGTGTAAGAGCGGTAAAGGATAGCGAATATTCTGCATGGACTGAGATAAAATCGGTAGCCATAGGCAAAGCCCCTATTGCGCCGACTACTTGGTCTTCCACTACAACCGCTATCACGAGCGAGCCTCTGAATTTATATTGGGTACATAATGCTCAAGACGAATCAAGTCAAACTTATGCGGAGTTAGAATTGACTATCGACGGTTTGACCGAAACTTATACCATTAAAAATTCCACCGAAGAAGACGAGAAAGATAAAACCAGCGTTTATCCCGTTGATACGTCTGGTTTTGTAGAAGGCGTTAAGATACAGTGGCGAGTTCGAACCGCTGGCGTTACTAAAGTTTATGGCGATTGGTCTATCCAAAGAACCGTTGATATTTATGCGCCGCCTACTTTGTCTTTAAGCGTTATAGATTCCGAAGGTTCTGTTCTCGAGTCTATCGAATCCTTCCCGTTTTATATTTCGGGTCTTGCGGGTCCTAACACTCAGGCCCCGATAGGATATCATCTGGAGATAGTAGCCAGTCAAGCTTATGAAGCAGTAGACGACCTCGGCAACGTCAAAATGGTTAACGAAGGCGACGCTGTATATTCTAAATATTTCGATGTATCAACCGCTCTCAAAGTTGAGATGTCTGCAAATAATGTTGATTTAGAGAATAACATTAAGTACATAGCTAACTGTACTGTTAGTATGAACTCCGGCTTGACAGCTTCTGAATCTGCATCTTTTACCGTATCGTGGTCTGACGAAAAGTATGTACCGAATGCCGAGATTTCCATTGATCGAGAAACATTCACCGCATCTATTCGTCCGTACTGTGAAGTAGGAACGATTTCGACCTACCGAGTCGATAACAGTAATGATATTTATACTATTACCGATGAGGTATTAGATGGCGTCTATGGCGACCCCGTTGACGGAGTGTTTCTAGCAACCGGCGAGCAAGTATATTTCGGAACCACTGATGAAGGCGAAGATGTTTATTACTGTGAAGTAACAGACACGTCTTTAGTAGAGGATGTCTTACTTTCTGTATATCGTAGGGAGTTTGACGGTAGTTTTACCGAAATAGCAACCGGTATCGATCACCACATGAATACGTTCGTAACCGACCCTCATCCTGCTTTGGATTATGCTCGATATAGAATCGTAGCAATATCTCAAATAACAGGAGCTGTCGGCTATTACGATGTTCCTGGCGTTCTTGTCGGAGGCACTGCAGTAGTAATTCAGTGGGACGAAGCCTGGTCTAATTTTGAAGCTGTTAACGATAACGCTCTGGTCGATCCGCCGTGGTCCGGCTCTTTATTGCAACTTCCTTATAACATCGATGTTGCGGATAGCTACGATAGCGATGTTTCTTTAATCAAGTATATTGGTCGTAAGCGTCCAGTACCTTATTACGGAACCCAGCTCGGTGAGACTTCTACTTGGAATGTTGTAATAGAGAAAGACGACGAAGAAACTTTATACAATCTGCGAAGACTCGCTATTTGGCCCGGAGAGGCTTATGTCCGAGAACCGTCTGGTACTGGTTACTGGGCAAGTATTAAAGTGTCATTCTCTCAGAAACATCTCGACTTGACCATTCCGGTATCATTAAATATTACGAGGGTAGAAGGAGGTATCTGATATGCCTGATTGGACTAAGTCTATGCAGCAGACTTTCGAGTATTATACGGTTAATCCCGGTACTTGGAAAGATAATAAACAGTTAAATACTGTTAAATCCAGCAGTATCAATAGGGATATCGAAGCTGATACTCTGGGTTCTGCTACGATTGACGTAACCGAATCTATAGGCGAATGTTATATCAGAACGTACCTCATAACAATTCAAAATGGAGTTAGAGAAAAGCATCCGTTAGGTACACATTTGGTTCAAGCCCAACCGTCTAGTTTCGACGGAAAGGTGCAAAGCATATCTATGGATGCTTATACTCCATTAATCGAATTAAAAGAGAAACAGCCTCCTCTCGGATATTCTTTGCAGAAGGGTGAGAATGTTCTGGATTCAGCTTATAGGTTGACTCGGGAGAACTTAAGGGCTCCTGTTGTAAAGACTACAAATTCTACGGAATTATTTAGCGATTTTGTATCGGACGTATCTGATACTTGGATGTCGTTTAATTCCGATTTATTAGCGAATGCTAAACACTATTACGACCTTGATGAAATGGGTCGTATTCTTTTTGCTCCGAAACAGGATATTGCTTCTTTGCAGCCAGTTTGGACATTTGATGATAGCAACAGTTCTATCTTATATCCCGAACTGAGTATGGATTACGATCTTTACGGAATCCCCAATGTTGTAGAAGTTATATATTCTAAGGGCGGTGACTACTATTATGCTAGAGTCGTTAATGACGACAGCAATAGCCCAACCTCTACTGTAAATCGAGGAAGGGAGATAATTTACCGAGAAACAGACCCTTCTGTAATCGGTGACCCAACGAATAATCAGATTCAAGAGTACGCAGAACAGCTGCTCAAAGATTTATCTTCGATTGAATACACAATTACTTACACCCATGGATATTGTCCTGTTCGTTTAGGTGACTGTGTTCGTTTGAACTATAAACGAGCCGGACTTATGGGAATCAAAGCAAAAGTTATTAGTCAGACTATTAAATGTGAACCTGGTTGTCCCGTAACGGAGAAAGCAGTATTTACTAAAAAATTATGGAGGTGATATATTATGGCTCTTACCAGTGATTTGATATCGCAATTCGTCAAGGTTACTAGAGACGAAGTCGAGGTTAAACAAGCGAGCATTGTTTACGGTACCATCGTAGTTAACGAGGGTAAAAAGTACGTTCAGCTAGACGGTTCGGATTTACTCACCCCCATTTCTGCTACAACCGAAGCGGAGAATGGCGAGCGAGTAACCGTGATGATAAAGAATCATGAGGCCACCGTCACGGGTAATATATCATCTCCCTCCGCCAGGGGCGAATCGGTATTAGAAATAGGTAATCGTATAACCGAAGCCGAAATTCTTATAGCAGACAAAGTAAGCACTAAAGTTTTCGATGCTCAGGTGGGTAGAATTGACGAATTAACCGCCGATAATGTCCTTATTAAAGAGCAATTAGTTGCTAGCAGTGCAGTTATCGATGAGTTGAAAGCTAAGGATGTAGAGATTACCGGTACTTTGGAAGCACAGGCGGCCAGTATCGAGAGTTTGGATACTCATAAACTCAGCGCTACTGATGCCGATTTAAAGTACGCGACTATTGAGGGTCTTGAGGCTACCGATGCTACCATACGCAATCTTCAAGGTGACTATGCCGAGTTCGTTGATTTGACGACAAAAGATTTAGAGGCTGTCAATGCGGATATCAAAAATTTAGATACCGAAAAATTATCGGCAGAAGATGCTGATCTGAAATATGCCAACATCGATTTTTCCAACATCGATAAAGCGGCCATGGAATATTTCTATGCAAACTCTGGTTTGATAGAAGATGTCGTGGTCGGTGAAGGTACTATTACGGGTCATTTAGTCGGCGTAACTATCAAAGGTGATTTGATAGAAGCCGGAACACTTGTTGCTGATAAGTTAGTGATTAAAGGCGAGGACGGTATTTATTATAAACTTAATACCGAGGGTGGCGTTACCGCGTCCGAAGAAGTTACCGAGGAACAACTTCAAAATGGATTGCATGGAAGCGTTATTTTAGCTCAATCTATCACTGCAGATAGAATTAATGTAACCGACTTAGTCGCATTTGATGCTACTATTGGCGGCTTTAATATTACGGACAATTCTTTATATTCTGGAGTGAAAGAATCCGCCGATAATACCACTAGGGGTGTATATTTGGATAGCGAAGGTCAGTTCGTAGTTGGCGATTCCGACAGCTATCTAAAATACTATAAAGATTCTGACGGCAAGTATAAATTAGAAATCTCTGCTAGTAGTGTTTCTATTACTACTTCTGGAACAACCGTTGAAAAACTTATGGAAGATGCTCAGGCAGCCGTCGATAAGGTTGCTGAATTAGAAGCAAAAGTTGACTCGGGTGATTTTTCAGGAGAAGACGCTACTACTTTACGAATAGATTCCTCTCGAGGAACAGTGTTTAAAAACAATCAAGTATCCACTGTTTTATCCGTTGTTATATATTACGGTTCTATGCGAATAACGGATATCGATACTCTGAAAGCTACATATGGCTCCGGGGCATATTTAGAGTGGTCTTGGCAAAGATTGGACGAGGATCGATTTGGCGTAATCTCATCCAGTGATTCTCGAATTGGTAATGGCGGTTTTACGTTGACGATCGGTGCAGATGACGTCGATACTAAAGTCGTTTTTATGTGTTCACTTAATGTATGAAAGGATGGGTATACATGGCTATTAAATCTGCAGACCAAATTAGTATAGTTGACGTAACCGATGCGTATTCGGTTATATTAACTTCCGAATCTCACACTTTTCTAGGAACTACTTCTGCCGCTAAAGACGGTAATTGCACCACTCAGATAATCGCATTGCAGGGCGCCGCCCAGGTTCCCGCTACTGTTAATACCAGCGAGATTACGAAGCCTAATGGGGTTACTGTTACTAAAGATTCGAACACAACCGCTCCTACACTCACCATATCTGTTAGTACCGCTGTTACTTCTGACGGAGTCGTAAAGATTCCGGTTCACGTAGGAGATGTGACTATAAATAAACAGTTTTCTTTTGCTATAGCATTTACTGGTGCAACCGGTGCTCAGGGTGATAAAGGCGAAACAGGAAAAGGCGTTAAATCTAGTGTGATAACTTATCAGGCACATACTAGTGGAACCGACACTCCTAGCGGGACTTGGTCCTCTACGATTCCTTCCGTTTCGGCAGGCCAATATCTGTGGACAAAAACTGTTATTACCTATACTGACGACACCACTTCTACTTCTTACAGTGTAGGTATGATGGGCGCAACCGGTGCTCAGGGTGATAAAGGCGAAACCGGAAAAGGCGTTTCCAGCAGTGTAGTAACTTATCAGAAGAGCACTAGCGGAACCACCACTCCTACCGGAACTTGGTCTCCTACGATTCCCAGTGTTTCCGCAAGCGAATATTTATGGACCCGTACTATAATCACTTATACCGATAATACCACTTCTACTTCTTACAGTGTAGGTATGATGGGTGCTACTGGCGCAAAAGGTGATAAGGGCGATAAAGGCGACACCGGTGCTGCTGGCGCTGATGCTATTACCATGACTGTTACCTCTAGCAACGGAACTATATTTAAGAATTCGTCTATCGCTACCACCCTCACGGCCCACGTTTATAAGGCTGGTGTAGAACTTAACACTTCTCAGATTTCAGCTTTAGGAACTATCAAATGGTATAAAGACGGCGGGTCCACGGCTGTCGCTACCGGTGCTACGTTAGATATTGATGCCGGAGATGTAACGAATAAAGCGACTTATATTGCGCAATTGGAGGGGTAATATATGGCTGTAAAAGCAAGTAGCAGTATAACATTATCCAGTGTTGTCGATGTGAAAGCAACTTACCGCTATTATTTACTGCAATCATCCACTCTTGCTAAACCAAGCAAGCCGACAACATATCCTCCGCCTTCTAGTTGGGATGACGTGGAACCGACGTATACAGAAGGCAGTACAAATAGTTTATATTTTGTAGACTTGACGTTATTCTCCGATGATACCTGGTTATATTCCGAAGTCTCTCTGTCAAGCAGTTACGAAGCGGCAAAGATTGCTTATAACAAAGCTCTTAGTACAGAGGAATCGTTAGAAGACACTTCTGAAGAAATTTTAGCAACGATTGAAGAACAGACATCAAGTATTAGATCGGAATATAACACAGAAATAACAACTATAAAAACTACTTATATTCAAACTGCCGATGCGGAAGCTCTTGTGAAAAGAGAAACGAGTTCGCTTGCGGTCGACTATGATGGGATTTACGCAGAGGTCGGAAAGACTGTCTATGATCCTTTGAGTAAAGCAATAGGCGAACTCACAACAGAATTAAATGATAAAACAAAATATCTCTCATTCGAAGCTGATACCGGGCTCACTGTCGGCAGCAAGGATAGTCCTAATAAGATTGTAATCGATGATAATGATCTTAGTATAATTAACAACGGTAATGTTGTTCAGAAATTTGATTCTGACGGCTATGGCGAAATACCAAAACTTAAAGTAACCACCTCTGCTAATTTTCTAGGCTACGTTATAGAAAAGAAAGAGGGTTCTGGGATAATAAACTGTAGATGGGTAGGTGACGAATAATGGCTACTAGTTCAGCATTTAGTACGAGCAATCAGTATATTAAATATACTATATCCGTTACACAGAATAGTCAAAACGTTACCAATAACACATCGAATGTTACGGTAAGCGTCAGGTTTTATCGTACGAACACCGGCTATATAACCTATGGCACGGGTACTATATATTGTACAATCAACGGAACTAAGTATAGCGAATCTGTTACATCTTCGCAACACATAACAAGTAGCGGTATTGTGCTATTTAAGAAGACTCTTGATATTCCGCATGGTAGTGACGGTACCAAAACGTTAACTTGTTCTTCGTATATCAGCATATCGGTACTTACGTCGGAATCTCATTCCTATAGTCAGGTTCTTACTACTATTCCTAGAAAATCGACTCTGACTATCGGAACTCTTACTCTTGGCGAACAGACTACGTTATCCGTTGATAGAAAGTCTACGAGTTTCACGCATACTATAACTTATATTTGCGGTAATGATAGTGGAACAATTTGTACGAAGTCGTCGAGTACGAGTGTGGCTTGGACTCCTGATCTATCGTTAGGCAACAACGCTCCGAATGGAACCCAAGCAACTATCGCTATAACCATCGAAACATTCAACGGTACTACTTCGATAGGAACTAATACATACAGCGTAAAAGCGGATATCCCAGACAGTATAGTACCGAGTTTATCTTTGACTGTTTCGGATGGCGCTGGATATTTAGCTACTTATGGAGGCTATGTTCAGGGACGTTCTACTTTGAATGTGGTTCTAGATGCTGATGGAAATCTAAATTCTAGCATCCGTTCTTATTCAACAACCGTTGACGGTAAGACTTACACCACGAATTCATTTACCACCCCTGTTATATCCGGCAGCGGAACGCTTACTATAAATTCGAAGGTAACTGACTCTCGAGGCAGGACCGCGTCCGATAGCGAAAACATAACGGTTCTAGCATATTCCCCTCCTAAAATAACTTATGCTAAGGCAGAGCGATCTTCTGATGAATCTTTGACCGTTTCGTTTACATCCGAAATATCAAGTCTGAATAATAAGAACTCCGCTTCATATTCGGTTAAATATAAAAAGAAAGGCGAGTCTAGTTGGACTACTGTTGAAAATGTTTCTGGCAGTTACACGTTTGATGCCGATCCAACGTCCGTATACGATATTCAGATTACAGTAGTAGACGCTTTTAATGATCCGGTAACGATCAATGTTGTCGGTCCTTCTATAAGTATAACCTGGTCTTCGTTCGACGAAGGTAAGGGTTTTGCGTTTGGTAAAGAGGCTAGCAAAGAGAACGCTTTCGAATTAGGTTGGGATATTTATGATAAGTACGATACCAAAATCGGAAACGGACTTGCTTCATATACGGGAGGCGGCGATTCAGGTATTGATCCGAATACCACTCTTGAGTCGCTATGTTTGACTAGTCATACGAATGCCCCGC